CGAAGGAAGTGGACCGGGAAGAGTTCTACAAAGATTCTATCGTACTGGCTAAACACCTATGCACATTGCTGCAATGGGGGTATAACACGCAGGCGAATTATTTGTACGGGGCAATGGGTTTTGACTCCACCCAATTACCGGTAGTAATGACCCCAACGCGTTTTATGCTCTCAGGTCTCGAAGAAACACGAGCTGAACTGAATGAAGCCATCACCAACGGTTATGATGCCGAGTTGGTCGCCATCATACAGGCGCGGTTATTGGAATACCAGGCAGGCAAAGGCTCCAAGGATTACAAACGTTTTGCGACGCGGATGCTTTTAGACCCGTACCGGGATTTGAAGCCCACCGAAAAAGTGCTTCAAATGAATGTAGCTTCGCAGGTAGCCACGGCAGGCAGCGAAGCACACAAGGCGCTGGTGAGTCAGTTTGTGTTCAGCTTACAGATTATTTCGCTCTTGGACGAAGCGGAGTTATTGCACGAAGATTTCTATTTGAAACCCATCAAAGAGCGCCGGGATATTCTTTGGGGTCTGAATGAGAAGTATACCTCTGATATTCCTTCGGGAATGATTGTACCGCTGAATTTTGCGCCTACTCCGAATGATAACCAAAACGTTGCCTGATGGAAGAGTTGGAAGTGTGGGAAAAACTAATCGCTGAGTGGCTGGGTAAACTACCCTCGGAAATTGCCAAATTAAACACCGTCTTACTGGAAAAACTATACACGTTCATTGACAACATCGACCCAAGTTTGACTTTGGGTGAAAACTTGACAAGCCTGTTGCAGGTGCAAACCCAATTGCCCGTCCTGATTCAATCGGTGGGGTTTGGTATTATCGTTACGCAGATTGCCGACAAAATAGCCGAAACGCTCACCAAACTGGAAACCTATTTCCAAACCGTTTTTGGTGAGTCCGAAAAAACGGCGGCTTTGACGGATGTATTTCGGGCAAGTTTGGCACGGGTAAGAGGCTCGTTGTTGGGCGAAGGAATCAGTCAGGCACTTACCACCGAACTTGTTAAAACCCTGCAATACCACGTCTACAGCAAATCCACCAAGGCTATCTTTCGACAGGCACTTGGGCAGGTGTTGGGGGTGAACGGGCAACCGGTGCGGTATCTGACCACCTACGCAAACGATACGCTGTATCAGTTCTCGCGGGCCTATACCGACGAGGTGACCAAGGGGTTAGACGCTCAGTATTTTTATTACATGGGTACTTCCATCAAAACGACGCGGGATTTTTGCGGAAGCCGGGTTGGGAAGGTATTTACCAAAATGCAGGTGAAAGACTGGGCTAAACTGGACTGGAAAGGAAAGATTCAGGGTACTACGGCGCAAAGCATTTTTATGTACGCGGGCGGCTATAATTGTCGTCACCGCATTTTACCGATTTCCAAAGAGTTGTACGAAAAAATGAAATACTAATTTTTTACTTTTTAACATCATGGCAAAAGAAGAAAAAACAATCGAAAAAAAAGAGGAGACCAAGCAGGAAGTAAAGCCCGTTGCCTTCACAAGTCTTGCCTTCAAAGACAGTGTGGTTGTAAAAAACAGCAACAAAGCCGAACAGGTAATGACAAAGAGGGCGTGGGAGGAGATTCGCAAAGCGGAACTCGACCGCTTACAGGGCTTTGAACTATTGGGAAAATACGTCAAAGACGACAGTGAAAAAGGGTATAGCATTCAACCCATTGACGACGATTACGAGCCAACGGAAGAAGCGTAATTTTTTATGCTTTTTTAAATTAACTATATAGTTTATTGTTGCAATTATTTCACCTTAAAACCATTTTCCAAATGGGAGTAAAAGCCGGAGCTTTCTTAAAGAAACAGCTCGAAAAAGCAGGGGTCTACAAGCCCGAAAAACACAATACCATCATTGAAAAACTCAATGATTTAAGCGACGATTTAGATGATGCCGAGGTGTCGACATTAACACAGGCATTTATCACCATTCAGGATGCGCCGTCTCACCCGGAGGTCAAAAGCAAACTCAAAGAAGTACACAAACGCGAATTGAAATCGGAGTTCTTAGACCCGGTGGACGCGGAAATGAAACCTTACGAGGCGCTTTTGGGAGAGAAAGAAAAAGCCGATTACGCAGGGCTGGATACTACCTACAAAAAGCTGAAGTATCTGCAAAAATTCTTATCCGAACGCTCAAGCGGCGATGGCAAAGACGCTAAAGCCTACCGCGAAGAATTGGCGAGCCTTCAAAAGCAAATTAAGGATGGCGACTTTGTCGCCAAGGCGGAATTTGAAAAAGTGTCAGCCAAAGTATCCACCGCCCAAGAGGGTAAAACCATGGCGGAACTATTCGCTTTGTCGGTGCCTAAAATGAGCAAAGACAAACTGAAAGACCCCTATGTGAAAGAGGATCACACCTCCCGGGTCAATCGGTTATTGAAAACAAACGGCTGGGTCATTGACCACGAAAGCGGCGAAATCAGAAAGGCGTCCGACGCTAAAACGGCAGTTTTGGTAGAAGGTACGACCGACAAAATGACATTAGAGCATTTGCCCGATGCTTACTTTAAATCCTTTGAAGATTGGGCACAAAAAAGCGATGGCGGCGGGGCGGATGAATTTGAAGTGGAACGCAAAAACGGCGGTTCACAGGCAAATTCAATCGTAGAGCGAAACCGTCAAAGAGCGGCGCAGTAATAGCGCGAAAAAAGTGAAAGTGCGGTGCCGTAGGCACGAAGGGAAAGAAATGTGAAAAAGAAACTTACGACACACAACAATGGCAAAAGACATTAATTTCAGCGCGGCTCGACTCGTCTATGTGAGTCTGATGCACGTGCTTAACAACGCGTACAAATTCGGTCTGCACGGAACGCTCAAGGCACTTCGTTCACCGGACGTAAAGCCTCTGATTGACGAGATCAACCCCGTCAAAGCGGCTTCTTCCATGACGGGAAACCGTACTACCAAAAAATTCGATTCGGGCAGTGGGCTTCCCTATTGGAGTGTAGTCACCAACTTTTTACCCTCATATGCGGCGACGGGTCGCAATACGCGGGCTAAAACAACGGGAACGGATATTCAGGGCGGTGGCAATCTAACGGTTGATTTCAACCTTCGTCGTGAATACTCCCTGAAATGGTCGATGAAAGACGTACCGACCGAACCGGACGCGTTGCAATACATGAAGGATATTGTAGCTGGCAGAGTGAAATTATTCGGCGGCACCATGGGTGCGAAATACGGCGATATGATGTCCAAATTAGGCTTGGAAATCCTGCGTACCATTGACGAAACCGTCTTCAAGCCCATTAACTCTACGCTTTTAACTTCCCTTATGGGCGGCATTGGGAAAAACGCGGCTTATCCAGACGAAACTTCCCATTCGGCAGCGGCTCCCTGTGTTCCGGTGGTAGTGTTTGACGCGGACGGCAAGGTGAATGAAAACTTATTGGAAGCCTTCCGTCAAACCCAACTCGTCAACCGTTTAAAAGGACGTTTGATTGTAGTGGGCGGTCGGATGTTAAGCCGCTACATGGACAAACAGGGTATCATGGCTATTAACCAAGCGGGCGTTGACTTAGCCAAAGCCTTTGCCATGCTTCCGGTGCTGTGGTACTACGATGCAGAGATTGATACTATTTACGGCGCTAACAAAATCATTGCTTTTGACAGCGCAGCGGCGGCTACGGAGTTTTTACCCGAACACGGCCCTGATGGTTTTGTGACCAATACCGAATTTGCCAACACGAGCTATGGTAACGTAGCGGTGCAAATCGAACAAAGTGCCATGGACAGTTCCATTGCGGGCGCGGGCGGAGATACGTTTGAAATGAATCTGGATTTTACGGCGGAAGAAACCACCGACGATGCGCGTTATCCGGTGCTAAACATCACGCCCGGCGTGCTGTACGGCATCTACAAACGTCCGACGAGCTTCTTTACCACGACTTCGGGCAACATCTTAAAAGACGTTACCGGAATCTTCGGTTTCGAGTTGACAACGCCTAACTAATTTCCCTAACTCTTTTTATTCATTGTATCGGCTGTGTGAGAGCATAGCCGATACCTAAAAAGCAACTTCCATGAAAAAGGCACTCTTATTTTTTTCTCTGATTTTTTAGTATTGGCCGCTCCTGATTCACAGGCGCAGGCTGTACGCTCCACCAATACGGTGTATAAGTTCTTTACCACACTCACAAGTACAGTGGACACTATTCAGGTGACCAACACGGCCAACGCCGCTTTGTACGTAAAATCCTTTGCGGGCAGTGCCGATGGCGTAGCCATTCACGCCAACGTCAAATACGTATCGGGCACCATCACGGGTTTTAAGGGGTATGTGTACCCTTCCAATGACGGGGTTAATTATGGCTACACGCCCATTGATTCCTTTTTAGTGAAGGTCAATTCGGGAACGCAGGCATACGTCATTCAGGGGGCCGGCAACAAGTTCAATGCACCCTTTTATAAGCTGCTCTTTCAGGGAGCGGGCACGGGGGTAGCGCGAATCACCTACGCAAGTATCATCGGCAAAAAATAACCGAGGCGGGTCTTATCCCGCCTCATTTTTCCTTCCCTTATGAAACTTCACAGAATTCTATACCTGCTTTTGGCGGTTTCCGTCGCCTGTTTTGGACAAAAAACGTCCAAACCCAAAGCGCCCAAAACGCTGAAATCCTATCCACAGGATACAGCGGCGACATACAGTTGGGTGAGGGCTGAAATTCAGCGGGCCTTGAAAAGCCAAACAACCCAATCCGAAACGCCCGTTATCGTTCCGGATGTAGTGGTCAATACACCTGTTTTACCACCCATTAGTTCGGGCGTTCGGTTCATCGCCAACGGTACCGGCAATTCGATTGATTTTAACGATCCGGACGGAATCAGCCACGATAAAAAGGAACAGTTCAAAGCGTGGGTACAGGGTGAAAACGGCGTGGATGCCGTGCGCTTGGCTTTTTCGTGGGGTGAATACAATCCGCGTGAAGGCGTGTATCGAAATGAAGGACTTACTAAGGCTATTAATTGGGTTAAGAATTTACGCCCCGAAAACCCCCCAAAAATCAGACTGCTTTTTGTGCCTATTTTGGGCGGTGGGGACGCTCGGATTCCTTCCAACGAAATTCAGGTAGATAATAACGGCAATGTGATGGATTGTACCTATAACAGTCTGTTCACGACCGTTCCTTCTTACTTTTCGCAGACGGCCACGGCACTGCTCGGGCAGTGTTACGATGTACTATTCCCCTTTCTCTATAAGAATTTTGCGGGCGATATTGAAGTAGTAGAACTCGCAGCGGGGCAATCGGAAGAACACTACATGCCTTTCACCTCTCAGGCGGGCGGCAATCCGTGCGGTACGTTTTCGGGAATCGGCGACTACTCGCAGGCTTCCAAAGACGCTTTCCGAAGATTTCAAACGGCTCGAAATAAAAACGGGGCAATTGCCGAATTACCCAACGTGGGCGTAACCCAAGGGTATAACTGGAATATGGATTACTCCCAAGAGCGATTTCGAGATGCAGCTCTGTTTTGGGGAAGCGGCATTTCGGGCATTTGGGACAGGTTTCGAGTCAAGGCCAAACAGTACGGTAATTTCAGAGTTGGGATGGTCATTCCTGATTTGCTCAATGACCAGGGCGCTAAGTGGCTGTTTCATGGCTTTGCCCTGCCTGCCATGCTTGCCAAATGTGACGTACTCTACCATTCGTATAATCTTTCGCAGTGGCAATGGCACGGAAACTTGCTTGGTAGTGATTTGCTCGAAGGAACGCGGCCCAATGAAGTGATTTCAGAAATCGAATTCGATCCCTACGATTGCGGGACTAATAACGGATTTGGGTCTATCAATGAAGATTTCGTCGAAAAGTCCATGACCAAAATCATCGAACACGGCGGCGACGGTATTCACTTTTCCATGACGTGGGACGGTGGACAAATCTCTCAAATGAAGCGGGTGATCGGGAAAGTACGCGGCAAGAATTTGCAGCCCAAATTGAGGGAAGCTGTACCCATTGAAGTGCGGGCAAGTGAAATCTACCAAAATTCCTACTTTCTCGACAGCGCATGGAAGAGGTCGGGGAACGACCCTAACAATCCGTTTGCGGCAAATCCGGTACGAATCAAACTTATTAATGACCTATGAAAACGCGAGACTATGTAATAGGACTTCTCCTTATTATTTGCTCTGCCATTACGATTTCACTTTTGATGAAATCCTGCAAGCTGAACGAATCCGAAAAACTTAAAAAAG